GTCTCCCCCAATATCTAAAAACCAGATAAAATTATGTCAACATGTGATATTACATCAGGATTTACTTTAGGTTGTAGAGACAATACCGGCGGTATTACTAATCTTTACATCTTATCTGGTTCAATTACCAGCGTTACAGACGCAAGTGAAGGGTTAATTTCAGGTATTACTGGTTCAGGTGAATTTTTCAAATTCGAGTTGTTCCGTCAAACTTCTGATTATTCAGAGGCTATTACGGCAACTCCTGAAAACGGAACTGTATTCTATGAGCAAACTGTTAACGCAGTATTCTTCAAGTTACAGTCTTCTACCCGTAATCAAGTTAAGGTATTAGCACAAAATCCAAATCTAAAAGTTATTGTTGAAACTAACAATGGTTCAGTTGACGGCGTAGGTCGTTACTGGTTGTTAGGTGAAGACAGAGGAATGCAATTGTTAAGTGGCACAGGTGCTACTGGAACCGCATTCGGTGATTTGAATGGCTATAACTTAACCTTCACAGGTCAAGAACCAAACCCAGCTTCTGAAGTTTCAGGTAGCTTAGCTGATGCTCTAAGTGGCATCACTTTAGGATAATAAACCAATTAGGAAAGGGGTTACGTTTAGGCGTGACCCCTAACCTATACTTTATACAAATATGCTACAATTCGATAAATCACTTGCCACCAACACAAATGCTGTGTATCTTGACACTGTAAATACAGGCTCTGGATATTATGGTAATTTAGTAATGGTTTATAGCCAATCGTATGACAATAGTAATGGTGTTTTTGTTTTAGATACAATATCAGCTCCTACAGCATATAATAGTTGGTTATTAGTTCAAAACAGTGGTTCATCTGTTCCATCACCAAGTGGTCAATACGATGTAGGTATCTACACTAGAGAATTTGTAGGCGCTGTATGGGGAACTGAGCCAAGTGCTTGGGGAACATTTGAAGAAATATGGTCTACAGCCGGCGATGATTTACCAGTTACATTACTTTATAGTGATAGGGCTTTTGTAAGTGGTTCTAATGAAAGTGATATAACACAATATGTATCGCCAGATGAAAATGGTACTTATATAACATATAATGGATAAATTAAAATTTGCAAATATTACCAAAGATTTAAGTCAGCGTATTAATATCAACGAGAAAAAAGATAATCAATACGTTAAATTTGGTGACTACAATGCTTTTCCTAACGACTTAATTGAACTATATAATAACAGTTCTATCCACAATACCTGTGTAAACGCTATTGTTGAGGGAATTGTAGGTGAAGGTTTAACAGCAGATCCAGAATGGGTTTTAGATCGCGCTAATTCAACAAATGAATCTTGGAATAGTGTATTTAAGAAAGTAGCTCAAGATTATAAATTATATGGAGGATTTGCACTAGAGGTTATTTGGAATAAAGCTAGAACAAGAATTGCTGAAGTATACCACATTGATTTTTCGTGGTTAAGAGCTAAAGAAAAAAATTATAGAGGACATATCCCAGGTTACTATATTAGTGATGAATGGGGAACTCAGTATCGTTATGGTACTGCTCCTATTGATGACTTACCATACTTACCTTGTTATAATCCTTCTACAAATCAAGAGGAACCTAAACAAATTTATGTTTACAATCCTTACAGACCAGGTCAAAAATATTACCCATTACCAGATTATGTTGGTGCATTGAGAGTAATTGATTTGGATTGTGAAGTGGATAATTTCCACATTAATAATATTAAGAATGGTTTAGCACCGTCTTTAATGGTAACTACGTTTACCAATGCTAACGAGGAGGAAAGAGAAGCAATTGAAAGAATGCTTCAATTACAATACAGAGGAACCAATAATGCAGGTTCATTAATGTATATTGATGTAGATTCTCCAGAAAATGCTCCTAAAGTAGAACCTATCCCTATGAATGGAGCCGACGGATACTATGTAGCAATTAATGATATGGTAGTTCAGAAAATTCTAACTGCTCACCGTATCACTTCTCCTATGATTTTAGGTATTAAAACAGAGGGGCAATTAGGAGGTAGAGCAGAAGTAATTGATGCTTACTTACTATTAGTAAATACTGTTATTCGTCCTTATCAACAAGATATTCTCCAAGTAATTGAAGATTTACTTGAAATGATGTACCCAGAACAAAATATTTCAGTTGGTGTTCAGCAATTAAAATTATTTACTGATGGTGAAGAAGAAATAGATGTAGTAACTTCTATTGATGCTGAAGTAGGTGATGATAGTGAATTAGAAGCTGATATTCAAGAAGCTGATGATGAAGCAAATGGGAGTTCTAATGGATCAATAACCGAATTACCTTTACTATAATGACTACAACACTTATCATTTCAGAAGCAAAGTTAAGACAATTTACAGATATAAATGATTCTGTAGATACTGCATTACTTAAAAATGCTGTTAGAACTGCTCAGGACATTGAGGTGCAACGTATATTAGGCACCCAACTATATCAATCTATTTTATCACAAATTGATGCTGGTCCAACATGGACTAATAGCAATTATGAGACATTAGTAAACGATTATATACAGGACTTCTTGTTATACGCGGCCTATTATGAAGCATTAGAGGCCATTTATATACGCCCACGAAATAACGGACTTTTGACACCTACAGGCGGTGAAAATAGTATTGAAGTAGATAGAAGCTTATTTAATGTAAAAAGACAAAATACAGAAAATAAAATGCAGTTCTATGCTGATAGATTATCTTCATATATAGCTGAAGAACAAGCATTATTTCCAGAATTAAATACAAATAATAAACTATATGAAATGTGGCCAGATTATGCGTCACAATATCGTTCACCAATTGTATTCGGAAGAAACGCTCGTGTAGGAGCTCATTATCAACAAGCTAAAGAAGCAGGTTTACGCATTACAGATAGTAAATACAAACAATACCCTTGGGGTTCAAATATAGAATAAAATGGGAAGGAATTTAACGTCATTATATATTAGTTCTTCATTTCAAGGATTAACCCAAATTTCGGGTTCAATCCTAACAGATGGAACAGGAAGTAATATCGATAATCTAACAATTACAGCTTCATATGCTGTAAATGCATTAACCGCATCATACGCTTCGAACGTACCTGAAACTGCATCATATGCTGATTTTGCTACATCTGCTTCATATGCAGCAACTGCATCATATAGTGAAAATGCTGCTAATCTTGATTTACAACAAGTATTAATAAATGGTAATACAGCTACTGGTAGTATTGAACTTAGAGGTATTGTAAATGAAGATAATATTTTTAGGGTTTATGGTGTTGATAGTTTAGGTGGTGCAGCTGTAATAGCTGCATTCGGTAGTAATATAGCGGGTGTTGGTGATAGAGATATTTTTAGATTTATTGATTCAACTAGTAATGGTGCTTTATTTAGAATGGAATCACAACGAGGTACGGCTAAAATTGATTCAACTAATGCAGGGTTAGAAATTGTAGCAAATGGTGATATTGTATTAGACCCAGAATATCTTGGTGCGAATGCTGGTAAAATTGTTATTCAAGCACCTACTACTTCATCTTATGGTATTCAAGCAGATGGTGGATTTACAGGTTCACTACAAGGTAATGCAGATACAGCAACAAGTGCTTCACATGCATTAATAAGTGATTTTGCCCATAGTGCTACATCAGCATCATTTGCTACAACAGCTTTATTAGCTACAACAGCTTCACATGCAGTAAGTGCTGATTCAGCATCATACGCATTCACAGCTTCTTATTTAGATGGTGGTGTTTCTTTATCAGCTGTATTAAACGAAGGTAATGTAGCTACAAACGATATTATTTTAACAGGTTCATACCTAAGACATAGTGCTTCATTTAGTGGTAACGTTATTGATAACTTAACTACACCAACTGCAAGCGAAGCAATTAATCACATTGTATACCTCTCAGCAGCAGAATATAGTGCTCTACCAACTCCAGACGAAAATACATTATATGTTATTTCAGGTTCAAGTGTTATAGCTCCAAATACATTACAAGAAGTATTAACAGCTGGTAATCAAGCAACTTTACCAATTAACTTAACAGGTTCAATTGCACCAAGTTCAGATGAAGCATTAGTAGTACAGGGTGGAGTTAATATTGGTATTCCACGTTTTAATGTAATGACTGGACAAAGCGGTTCAGGTATTTTTGGTGGATATAACAATAATGTATCAGAAAATGTTAACGCAACATTAGGTGGTAGAAATAACACAGTAAGTGGTACCCAAGGAACTAACGTTGCTGTAGGTGGTGAATATCATTCAGTAAGTGGTTTCCGTTGTGGTGCTTTTGCCGGTGAAGGAAACACAGTAAATGGTACTAACGTAGCTGCACTTAGTGGATACGGAAACATTATTGGAGGTACTTACTCTGCATTTGCTGGAGGTAATGGAAACAACATTGGCGGAACATCATATTTTGCTGGTGGTTTAGTTGACTCGCAAGGTAGTGGTTATATCTACGCAATGTTAGGTGGTGCTAGATTAAACTGTCAAACAGATTCTACATTCTTAGGTGGTGGTGAAGATAATACTTCAGTATCAGGACATAGAAAAGGTGCTATTATTGCAGGTGATAACAATACTCTAAATGGTAGTAATACAGATAGAAGTGTAATCATTGGAGGTACTACAAATACAATCCAATCAGGTTCACAAAATAGTGTTATCTTAGGAGGACAAAATATTGTTAGTGATGCCTCTGATACAGTATATACTCCAAACCTAAACATTTCAGGTTCACTAACAGATAGTGATGGAAACATTGGAACAGCAGGACAAGTATTATCAAGTAATGGTGTAGATAAAGTCCAATGGGTTGCCGGAGGAGGTGGAGGTTCAGCTTTCCCATACACCGGAAGTGCTGATATTTCTGGTTCACTAAACGTATCAGGTTCAATA